GTCGATATAACCGTCGGCGGCCCGATTAACATCGGGTCGCATCGCCGGGTAGGCAAGACCGAGGGTGTAGCGCTTCTCAGCGGTGGCCTTCACCACGCACATCGCCGTGTCGGAGGGTGGTGTCGCGGAGCGCTTGGTGGCCACGCACAGAGCAAGCGTCTGTCCCAGGTTGGCAGCGGCCTCGGTGACGGAGATCCCCACGGCTTCGGCCGCACATCTCAGATCGAGCAGCGTGATATTGCGGCTGTCTTGATGGTCGTTGGCGGGCTCGAAGCACCCACAACTGAGACACATGGCTAGAACTCACTCCCAACCCAGAGGGCGAGGCCCAGCGGCACCGCTGCGGGTGCATCTGTGAACGAGAGCATCCCGATGCCCTGGAGCGCTGCGAGCAGGAAACACACGAGCGCAACGACGCGCAGAAGGATCTTGGCGGTCATGACGGCCTCCTCACTGAACCACCAGGGTGCCTGGTTGCATCACCGGCACCTCGGGGTTGTCGGTCACCCGTATCCAGACGTAGTAGGTGGTCTGGCTGGCGGGGACGAAGGTTCCGGCGGGGCCAACCAGGATCTTGGCGATATACGCTGGCTGGTTGGCGATGGTGTCCGTCTCCCAGAGGCCCGTGTACCACACCGATGGCTCCACTGTGGCGGATGTAGTGAACCCGAACTCCACCACGTCCGATGTGGGGTTGTAGGTCGCGTTGCCATTGACAACTGCCTGGACCCAGTACCGGATGTACTGAAGCGACCCCACAAACTGGCTCGGCATCTACGCCTCCCTCGCATCCCAGGTGTTCGACAGAGACGTCGCCGTCCACGATGTTGTAGATCCAACCGACAGCCACGGAACAGCCCGAGCGGTGACCCGGAACACAGGCGCATTTACGGTCCCATTGCGCACCCGGCCAATGAATGCCAGTGCGCCACTGAGGGCAATGCGGAAGGCACGACCAACGGCTCCCGAGAACCCCTGGGTCGCACCTACAAACTTACCGACGGCCAGGTGCACGGCAGATGTAGGCGTTGTGGCTGCCGCCAGCCCCTTGCCCACCGCGCGCCGAGAGCTACCCGCGAACGACACAGAGGCCGACAGAGCGCGAGAGAAGATATTGCCAGTCGAAGCCAGGCCAGTGAAGCTCAGCGCCCCGGTCATCGCCTTAGCTACAGCCCCAGCCAGCGAGCCCGTTGCCGTCCAGGTGGCCGCGAGAGCATGGCCGGTTGCCGCCGCCCTGGCGCTCACGAAGGACAGGGCTGCCGCCTTGGTTGCGGCGGTGGCCCTGATGGCTGATCCAACAAAGGTGGTGGCGGCCGTTTTAGTAGCGGCCACAGCTCTGCCGGCGGACCCAGCGAAGGTCAGGGCGGCCGTCTTGATGGCGCCCGTAGCCCGGAGGGCCGAGCCCGTGAAGGTCAGAGCGCCGGTCTTGCCTGTGGCCGTGGCGCGCACCTGCGCACCCGTGAAGGTGAGGGACCCCGAGACCGACTGCGTGTGGGCACTGCTGGCCGTCTTGAAAAAGACGATGAGCCCCACCCAGGCATCTGGCGTGGCTGTGTTGATGGTCACCAGCTCGGCGGTGGCTGTACCTGTTGGCGGTGAGATGTAGTAGTCGCCGCCAAGGTGGGCGTTGTCGGAGCTGGTGAGGCCGAAGGCGTCCTGGGTCCAGTTGGTGTCGGCTGTCTCGGTAGCAGCAGAGCTGGTGCAGTGGACGCCGTAGCACGTCAGGGCCATGCCATCGACGCCAGGAGCCTGCGAGAGCGTGAAGGTCAGCGTTGACCCGCTCGCAGCCGTGTTGGTGCCGCGAAAGAAGGGGCCTGTTGTGTCGTTCCCGGTGAATTCGTCCAGGAAGGCGATCGTCTTGCTGCCTGACGTGCACGAGATCGTCGGGGCGGCATCCGTACCGGCCGCGTACTTGTACCACATGTTCACGCGACGCGTGGTCTGCGTGACCACGTCGGCTCCGACCGCCGTCCAAGTGTTGTCGGAGTTGGTCAGCGTGTTGCTGCCGCTGCCTGTGGCGTAGGCCCAACAGACCAGTAGGTTGTTGGCTGTCCTGTTCTGGCTCGCCGCCCAGGTGGGGGTCACGGACGCCGCGGCAGCACGCGCTACCGTGGGAGCCGATCCCACCCTACTGATGGCCATGGGCTATCAGCCGCCCGACGTGACCGTCAGGGAGTACGTGAGCTGGAGGGTGTCGCTCGTCGAGAGGTTGACCGCCGAGAAGACCTTGTGGTCCCAGATCGACGGGTAGACGACGTAGTTGCTGGTGGCGCTGGGGGTGGAGGCCGCTGCGTTGGCCAGCGTCAGCCAACCCTCGACGAGGGTGAGCGCCGTGGCCGTGTTGGAGGCCACCTGGCCCATCACCGTGCTGGTGGGGGTGTTGATGGCCGAGGTGGCGATCTCGGTCGTCCAGGCCGCCAGTCCGTTGCCTGACGTGGTGAACGTGGCACCAGAGTCGGTGAGCGTCGAGGACGACGTCGCCGTCGAGGTGCGACCCGTGAAGGCGGCGGCGTTGGACATCGCCAAGACCCACTCGGTCACAGCCAGGGAGCCGGCTGCCGTGAAGGTCGCCACCGTCTTGTAGACGTTGGGCGATGCGTTGCCACCGATGGACTGGGTGCCCGTCATGTAGCCGTTGGTTGAGCCCGTCAGAGAGCCAGAGGTGATGGCTGTCTGAAGGAAGAAGTCCGCTGCCGCGGCGGCGGTGGTGCCCGTGCCGATGGCGTGGTAGTTCATCTGCTTGAGCGTCGCGCCGGCCGCCCACGAGAAGTCGTTGGCCATGAGGTTGACGCCGATGTTGGTGACCAGGCCGGAGCCCAGGTTTGCCTTCTCGATCAGCTTGCCGTTGCGCCGCACCTCAGCGTCCAGGTTGGACTGGAACACCATGTGAGCCGGCGTGTAGGCATCACCACGGTCTCGCGCCCACATCAAGCGCACGTCACCGAGCCGTGCCAGGGTATGGAGTACCCCACGGTCTTTGGGCATCGAAACTTCTCCTGGTGGTGTCATGAAGTGGTGCGCGACTGCGTGTCGCTGAAGCTAACGTGACTGAGGACGGGGTCGCCTGTGTCGGGACATGTAGTCCAGTGGGTCCACATGGTCCCGTCTTCGTCCACAACGGGATGCAAGAAGGGCGTCCACACCGAGTTCGGATGGAATCCTTCGCTGGCTGGCCGGCGGCATCGCGCGCAGGAATATCCGCCCACTAGATCCTCGTTTGCCACGGCAGCAGACAGAGCGGCACGCCCGCCTGGGCGGCAGCCGCGACGTTCTCCTCGGAGTTATCCACAAACACATCGGCGCGGACCGAGGCCAGGTAGGCTGCCTTGCGCTGCGCTATCAGGCGATCGCGCGGCACCAGGATGAGCTTGTCCCAGCACTCAGCCATGCCCATTGCAGCCAGGTAGGCGCACTTCTCGTCCCAGTCCTGTTGCGTAGGTGGATCGTTGTCCACCCCGGTGAGAATGTGGACCTGATGTGCAGCCGCCTTGAGTGCCGACATCATCGACTGGAACTCGCGAGGACACGCGTCCAAGGTTCCATCGACGTCGAAGACTGCGATCACGGGGCGCTCCTACGCAGGGACCACGGAGCAGTGACAACTGCCGTGAGTCGGTGGCGGGCCGTAGGGCCAGGACCCGTGGATGTCGATGGGACTCGCCGCCGCGTTTGCCTGGCAGCGCCGGCAGGTACCACCCACCCAGTTCAGACGCTTGACCCCCGCCGAGTGGTACACGTCCATTGAGGCTGCATAGGCCGCCTTGCGGCCCTGGAAGCTGGCAATGGAGCTGGCCCGGGTTCCCAGCGAGGTGGCGACCTCCTCGGCCGCCTCAGCCTCTTCCAGGTCCCCCACCGCCGACGTGGCGGCCAGGTCGGCCAGCTCGAACCACAGCCCCCAGGCCAGACCCTCAGCGATGGGGTCGCTGGCGGCGAGCAGCTTGTCGAGATGGTGGTGGGCCACCGGCCCCTTCAGGGTGACCTGGGTGGCGGCCTCGGTGGCCGCTTGCTGGGCAGCCCAGAGCCACCACTGGTAGAGGGCCTGCTTGAGCGCTGCGACCGACGGCGAACTGTTGAGCAGGACGCTGAGTGCGGCGTTGCGCGCCACCTTGCGCCGACGACGCTGGGTAAGCGTTGCCTTCTGGGCGGTCTCGCGCACAGCGGTGAACGCCGCGCGCATGGCGTGTCGTTGGGTGTCTGCTGACACGATGGCGGCGAGGGCATCCCTCACCACTTGTTCGTACTCGCCCGGCTCGTCCGTCCGGGCCTCAGCTTTTCCCAAGAAGGCCCTGTCCACCTGATCTCTCGTGGTGGCTCGGCCGAGGTCGGCCCAGATGGCGTCGGACAGATCGGGTGGGATTTCGGGGTCGACGAAGCGACGTGGTGCCAAGCCCTTGCGGAGCCGGTTGCGAGCGTTCTCGCGCCAGCGACGCAGGGTGATGTCCAAGGTGGCCTTGGCCGCCTCCACATCATCCTCGTCATCATCGCGGAGATCGACACCCTGCATGCCAGTGGCCCCAGTGACGCCAGGGCCTCCTGTGTTGCCCATGGGTGCCGCGTCCTTACGGACGTCCTCCACGGCCTTCTCGACGAGGTCCCAGTCGAAGTCGCGCAGTTCCTTGCGCATCGCCTTGCCGGCGTGCTTGGCTGCATCGACATCCCACCAGGCCATCACCTCGGTCTGGCGAGCGTTGGGGTGGTCTGGGTTGACCACCTCCATGGCGTCACGGTCAGGGTTGAGGTTGACGTCTTCCTCGGCGCGGATGCAGTAGATGAAGAGACAGTAGGGACCCTTGGGGTTCTCCCAGGTACCGCACTCCTCGCCCTTGGGGAGGCGGTTGCCCGTCTCCTCCTCCCATTCGCGCTGGGCTGCATCCCACGCGGACTCAGACGTCTCCAGGATGCCACCCGGGAACTCAAAGCGGCCGGCCGCCTTCTTGGTGGGGTCCGCGTTGCTGCGCTGGATCATGAGCACCCGACCCGTGTCCTTGGCCACAACAGCGATCCCCGCCGCCTTCGGGCGCGACGCCTTCACGACCGCCGGCTTGTGTGGCGGGGGCGATGAGGTGTGGTTATCTGGGTGGGGGACGCTCTTGCCGGCGCCGCGGGCCACAAGGTTGGCCTGGATGGCGGCGGAGGTGTTGTTGGCGTCCTGGTCCGCCTGCGAACCGATGGGCGGAATGACGCCGGGCACCGGAACGAAGGGATGGTCGATGAGGGGCGCGTCCTTGGTGGGCGCGAAGGTCTCCACGTCGATCTTGCCGGACAGGGACTCCAGGGCGATCAACGGGATGGGGCCGCTGCGAGTGTTGTTCACGAACCGCGGCGTGGGCCGGCGCAGGCTCACCGGGTAGCCGAGACGAGCGCGGGGTTCGTCGGCACTGAGCACACCGGCATCAATGTAGAGCTTTTCAGCCTGGGCGGTGGCCAGGCGGTCCTCGATCTCGCGACCCGTATCGAACCGCAGGCGCACACGCAGCTTGAGGTGCTGCTGGAGGAACATGTTGACCACGTCCTCGACGTGGCGCACCAGAGGCAGTGTGCCGACACGGAACTGCACATCCACCTGGGTCTCTGATGTGGCCTTGTTCACCGTGTCCGTGAAGCCCAGATCGTTGGGTGTCACCCCGTGGGCCGCGCAGACGCGCCGCATCAGGTACAGAGGGAACTCCGGGTCGAACTTCTCGCTGGCCGGTCCGACCGGGGTGTACTTGGCGCCGGCCGGGATGAACCGGATGCGCCGCAGCATCTCCTGGTCGCCCGCCATCCAGGCGTCCCACTTGTTCTGCCACTCAGCGATCTGGACGGGGTCGCTGAGGTCGGGCGGGGCCTCCATGAAGCCCTGCGGGATGTTGCCCTGGGTGAAGTAGTTGAGGAAGTGCCACTGGAACCGCACATCGGTGTTGGCGGTGAGGAGCACCGACTCCAACGGGGCGCGCCCGTACTGGCTGTCAGGCTGGGGGTTCCAGCACTGGTAGATGAGGTCTGTCTGCGCCAGCCAGTCCCAGGGCATACCTTCGATGATCTGGGTGTACGCAGGCACCACCTCACCCAGCTCCAAGCCCTCGGGGCTGAGGTGCGGGCTGTTCGGGTCCTCATCCGTCGCCACTCGACCGAAGTAGTCGATGTTCGGGATGATGGTTGGACCGCTGACAACCTCCAGCGCGTAGGGCTCGTTGGCGTTGTTGCGCCGAATGTAGAGAGCACCCGCGTCATAGCGGATCACATCGAGCATGTACTCGGCGAGCCACGCCCGAAAGGGCTGGCGCTTGTCCGGGAAGTCCATGAACTCGCGCGCCTTGCGGACGTCGTCACTGACGTCGTCGCGGATACCCAGGGCGGCCTCGTAGTGGTAGTCCAGCGACCGCACGTCGTTGATGAGGTGCATGGTCGCTATCTGGGCGATGTCGTAGTTTTCCCAGAGGGCCTTGATCGTGTTGAAGCTGATCCGACCCCACCGAGGGGTGACCTGGGTGTTGATGCCGACGGTGTAGTCCCAGGTCTTGGGTGGCCGGCGGTATCCCCAGAACGGATCAAGAGGGCGACCAGGCGGGAAGGGCGGACCCCAGGTGAGGCCCTGTTGCGTGAGGGCCTGCTCCAGCTCGGCCGGCGCACGGTTGAAGTTGGCGGCCAGGTTCTCCGCCACGCGCGCGATGAGCTTGTTGGTGGTGCCACCCTGGTTGGACCACGACGTGCCCGGCTGGCGCGACTGGGCGCCCTGCATGAACTGCGCGCTGTTCGCTGGCAGCATGGCCTTCTCGGCGTAGAGGCTGCCCTTGAGCGCTTCGAGAGTCGCGCTGATGGCCTTGTCCTCAGCGGCCTTGATGGCGCCCTCCTGGGCGCGCGCTGCCGCCACCCGGGCATCCTGTGGGCGAAGACGCCGCAGGAGGGGATAGTCCGCCACGCTAACCCTCCCTCGCAGATCCGCAATAGACACAGAGGCCGTCAGCCCACCAGCGGTGCTTGCAGGAGATGGATGGGCGCGCCTCTGGTGCGACCGAACCATCCATTCGGGCGAGAGTCAGGGAGGGGGTAGGAGTGGCCGGCGTGGCCGCAGGAGGGGATGCCACTGCGTCCTCAGCTCGTCCTTCCTTCCCCCCACCCTGGCGCTCAAGATCGTTGGCGAAGTAGCTGATCCAGCCCGCGCCGATCCCAGGCCGGCTCGCCGCCCGGTCGTGAGCCATGACCGCCGCGACCGCCAGGTCGATCTTGCGCGGGGACCACTTCGTCTCCTTGACGATGCGCTTGCCGCGTGAGTTCTCCCGGACGACACAGTTGCCGACGTGACGAGCAAGGCGAGTGTCGGCGGAGTGGGTGAGAGTTCCGTTCACCACAGCGGTCTGGAACCGCTGGGATGCGGTAATCATTCTTTCCGGGCTGTTCGGGAACTCAACAATCCGCAACCCCTCCTTCGCCAGGGCTTGCATGGTGCGCGCCCAGCGGTAGGGGTCGAAGTTGATCTCGCGCACACGCCACTTCCGACATGCCTGCCGGATGGTGTCCTCCACCTCCTCGATGGGGACAGTGCGCGTCTCGTCGCTCGTGGGGTCTGGCTCCCAGCACCCGATGACATCGAGGTGGGGCTGTGAGCTGCACGTTGCCGCCACGATGCCGGTGCTGTCGTCGTTGTAGGACCCATCGACCGCCAGGATCACCTCGGACCCGGGCGGAATACGATCGCCCGTGGCGCGCGCTGCCCATGCACCAACAGGCAGCCACTCCTCGTTGACGCCTTCCCAGACCTGATTGAAGTAGAACCGTCGGGTGAGGGATTCAGAGGTGGCGGGGTCGCGGATCTCCGCGAGGAGGCGGTCGACGTCGAGCCAGATCGAGTCTCCGCGCGCCGCGAACAGGGCGTCCCGGATCTGGGAGTCGGTCCACTCCTGGACCGGGATGATCGCTCCCTCGGGGTCGCGACGCAGGGGCGCCTCGGTCGAGTCGTAGTAGATGTCTGTGTGCTGTCCGTCACTCTGGCGCCACGCCTCATAGGTCGTCTCGGCGACCGACATCTCACCGACGAGATGGGCGTTGGTGATCTCCATAAGACGCGCCGAGCCGTCACGACTCTTGGCCAGGTTGCGCTGGATGGCCGCCATCATGTTGGGGCCTTCACCGCTGGGTATCCAGTGCTGAGTCTCGTCTAGCACCACCCAAGACGGGCGGCCACCTTCAAGGGCGCGGGGTGAACTTGTCACCGCCTCAATGCGCCCGGCGCCCCGGTGTGCGTAGATGATGAGCTTGCCGAGGTCGACATGGTATTCCTCGACAGCCTTCTTGGAGAAGAGGCCAGGGAACACCGTCATCGAGTTGCGTGACTGGTCCTGATTGACTCCGGCAATCTGAATCCAGGGGGCTTTGTGCTGCTTGGTGATGGGGTTTCCGTCACCGTCCCACCCCGCGAAACGACAGGGACCACACAACTCCACGGCCGACAACGCAGCCAGGAAGGGGGTCTTACCTAACCCCACCCCTTCATGCGCCTAATGACACCGCGTCGATGGGTGAACCGGCCATGTTCGTCGATGGCGTACCAGCGCAGGACGATCTTGGCCTGCTCGCGAGTGAACTCCCATGGCTGGCCGGCGTACGGACCGTCGGGCTGGATCAGGTAGTCGGCAGTCCACTCCAGTACCTTCCAGCCGAGGGTGCGGTTGTCAGGTGGGAGGACGTCAGGCAGCGACCTAAGTGCGGGTTGAGGCGTGTAAGGGGTGGATATTTCTGTCACCTCCTCTCTTGAGGAGTCGTGCTCGCCACTCCACCACAAGGGACTGCCCCTTAGATGTGTTACATGGCCGGCACGCTGGGAGCAGGTTGCCAATCGAATGGCGGCCACCCCTGGCGATGGGGATGACGTGCTCCACTAGGAGGGGTGCCTGCACGGCGCAGTAAGCACACCTACCGTTGAACCTGGCCACCGTCCGGCGCCAGTCCTTGGGCAAAATGAGGAATCGGCCGTTCGCGGCCATGCGAGCGGCGCGGTGGTAGGCGTAAGAGCGACGCTGCGCCGGATGGCTGGCACGCCATGCCTTGCGCACAGCCAATTGGCGCTCGCGATGACCCTCGTAATAGGCTTGGGCGTACTCGCGACGGTGGTCGCCTTCGGAGGTGCGGTACCGACGACGGTCTCGCTCCTTGGCTCGACCATCCTCCTTGCGCCTCTGATCCGAGGCACGCGTCTTGCAGCGGCGAGAGCAGAACGTGGCATGCGGTCGCTTCCCAACCAGGGAGGCTCCGCACACGGGACACGCCCTCACTTACCGGCAACCGCCTTGCGGTACTTGTCGAGGATGACCACCGAGGCCGGCACGGGGGACGCCTCGCGCTCCAGCTCCACACGCAGCCGGCGCCGATCCGCCTCAGTCGTCATGAGGTTGCCCCACATGTCGATGACCGTGGCGAGCACCTGGCCGTTGAGGCGGCCGTTCACGGTACCCTGGCCACCTAGGCAGCGGTTGGTCATCTCGCCCGCGAAGAAGGCAAACTGGACGTCTGACTGCTCGTAGAAGCGGGCCTGGCCCGACTCTCTCAGCGAGAGGTACAGGTCTCTGGCGATCTCGTGCCAGTGATCTCCGGGCGCCGGCCACACCGGCTCGCGCGGCGAGGGCGCCTTGGTCACAGGGATCGTCGGCTTGTTGCGGCGACGCCGCTCCTCGGTGCGCTTGGGAATCGTGGATGCCATGGTTTCTCCCCTTCTGGTTCAGACAGCCTCGGCCACGTCGTCGTCGCCCGGCACTTCCTTCTCGACTGCACCAGGGTCCACCCCGCACACGAGGAGACCCCAGAACGACGTCTTGGACTTCACGCAGGCCGACAGGCGGTGCTGGCCACCAACGAGCTTTCCCTCGACGTCAAAGACGATGGTCTTGCCGTTGACGATCCAGTTACCACCCTTCATGGTCTTCGCGTATTCTTTGACACGCTTGTCCTTGATGTCGCGGTGCTTGTGGTTGAACGCGAGCCACCGCTTGGCGGCGTCGGGCGTCACCTCGACCACCTTGACGAGCAACCCGTGCTCAGACGGGTCATCCTGGGGCAGGAACTCCAGCCCCTCGGGCAACTTCATTGGACCGCTCTCCCCTAGATCCGATCGCGCTTGGCCGAGTTGCAGCGCTGACACAGAACCACCGTCCCGTGGCGGGCGCTCCCGCCAAGCGCAACAGGCACGGAATGGTCGAGGGACAGCCGCTCGACGCTCCCGCAGAACCCCCGATGCAGTGTGCATCCGAGACACTGGCAGCACCCCACCGCAGCTCGCTTCTGCTTGCTCAGTTGGCGCCAGCTACCGTCATAGGCACGGGAGCTGTATTGGTTGGCGTGAAGCCGGCAGCGTGAGCCGCCGTCAGTCGGCTGGCCGCAGTCGAGGCACGGCTTTGGTAGGCGCATCGCCCTTACTCCAGCGCGCACCCAACGGGGCCTCGCAGTTGTGGCAGATGAGGAAAGCGGTCTCGCCGGCCCGGAGCTGTCGCTCCAGGCGGTTGTGGAACCCGCAGCCCTCACAAATGACCGTGACACGCATGCCAGGCCCCTTGTATGTGGTGGGGCGCACCCCCTACTCGCGCGGAGGGCACAACGCGCCGGTTCCCGCTAGCGGAACCCACTGACCACCACCTCTCCCACCAGAGTTGGAGGGTACAAGACTACGTCTGAGTTTGCAACAGGGCTTGACAGACGGCGGGTGAGGGTGCAAAAGTCCCTCGCGCGGGGTCGTCTAGCAACTCAGGACACCGACCGAGGTCAGCGACCGAGGTAGGAGAGACCGGGGCAGTACCGGAACCCGCGACACACCACCGAACGCCATTGGTGCGTTTGGGACCTCCCAGCACAACACGAGGGTCCCCTTTCTGTGGATAACTTCGTGGCCGGCGCTGGGATTGTGGAAAACTATCCAGTCGTACCGCATGTAGATCGAC